TCAAGCCGGCACGTTCAATTAACTTCATCACACTGACATTCATTGCAACACGAACAGGTGTTGACTTCAATGAAATCGTCGGTAGAGCCGGATAAGGGAGGATAAGAAATGTCTAATTTAAATACATTTGTACAGAATCTCGCCGGTGGTGGTGCTCGTGCTAACCAGTATGAGATTCAAATTACTGGTTCGCCAGTTCCTAATGGTACGTTTTCGTTTCTGTGTCGTTCAGCTCAGATTCCTGGCATGACTGTCGGTGAAGTCCCAGTGGCTTACCGTGGTCGTCAGATTTTTGTTGCTGGTGATCGCACATATGATGCTTGGACTGTTACTGTATTCAGTGATACTGCATGGAGTGTGAGAAAAGGCTTTGAAACTTGGAGTGATCAGATTGCCAAGATGGACGAGAAGGTTACAGGTGCTACAGCTCCGAATTTGTATTATGCTACTGCTCTGGTGCAACAGTTTGATCGAGCGGGAGGTGAAAAGGCTATGTATGAGTTAAAAGATGTCTGGCCGACTACGGTTGATCCAATTGATCTTGCTTATGACACTAATGACGCCGTAATGGAGTTTGGTGTTACTTTGCGATTCAACTATATGACATATGGTGAAGGAGGAGCAGCTGCTCCGGCAACTGGTCCTCATGGATAATTGAAAGCTTAGTTCGAAATAATGTTTTATATTATGTATAAATAGTTATGTTATGGCAGAACTATTTGGATTTGAGATAAAGAAAAAGAAGGAGACGGGCGGCAAGGCGCAAAGCTTTGTCGCCCCATCCGACGAGGAAGGTACACTAGATATTGCTGGTGGTGCCGGGTTTTTTAGTCAGTACCTAAACCTGGATAAAGCAGCAAAGAATGACTGGGACCTGATTCGTAAATATCGTTCAACAGCTGAAGCACCTGAGTGTGATCAGGCGTTGGAAGATATTGTATGCGAGGCTATCACTTCAGACGAAACAGATACCTCAGTAAAAATTAATTTGGACCTAGTCCATTTATCATCCTCTGTAAAGAAAAAAGTCATTGCAGAGTTTGATGAGATTTTGCGGCTTTTGGAATGGAAAGATAAAGCACACGAAATCTTTAGACGGTGGTATATTGACGGACGTATCTATTATCATAAGTTAGTAGAACAAAATTCCGCTCGAAAAGGCATCACCGAAGTCCGTTACATTGATCCTAAATTTATTAAAAAGGTTCGTGTAATTGAAAAGGACAAAGGTACAAATAATAAGGATGGTATTGAGCTTGTTAAATCAGTTCAAGAATTTTACTTATTTAATGAAGGTGGTGTGTATCCTGGTCTTACAGGAATACAAACACAGATAAAAAATTCCCAAGGGTTGAAGATTGCTCCTGACAGTGTAACTTTTGTCACCTCAGGCATTTACAATCCTACAACAAAACAGGTGTATGGTCATTTACATAAGGCCATCAAGCCTGTAAATCAATTACGAATGATGGAAGATGCGTTAGTTATCTATCGTATCAGTCGTGCTCCAGAAAGACGTATCTTTTATATTGATGTGGGTAATCTACCCAAACCTAAAGCAGAATCTTATTTGAAAGATGTAATGAGTCGTTATCGTAATAAGGTTGTGTATGATGGTGCTACTGGTGAAGTCAAAGATGACCGTAACCAAATGTCAATGTTAGAGGACTTCTGGTTGCCACGTAGAGAAGGTGGTAGAGGTACAGAAATCACAACACTACCTGGCGGCACAAATCTCGGAGAAATGGAAGACGTAAACTATTTCAAAGAGAAACTTTATCGTTCACTAAACATCCCCGCTTCTCGTTTGATTACAGATACAGGCTTTAATATGGGCCGGTCAGCTGAAATCACAAGAGATGAAGTGAAGTTTGCTAAATTTATTCAGAAGTTGAGAAAAAGATTTAGTAAAATCTTCCAAGATATGCTCAAGACTCAATTGGTATTGAAGGGTATCATAACGATAGATGATTGGGATAAGATAAAAGAAAAAGTTGTTTATGATTTCTATGATGATAACCATTTCTATGAGTTAAAAGATGCTGAGATACTGAAAGAGCGTGTAGAGCAATTGCAGTTGATGAGTGAATATATCGGTACTTATTATTCTGTTCAATGGATTAGAAAGAATGTCTTGAAGCAGACCGATGAAGAAATGGAAGAGATTGATAATCAGATTGATAATGAAAAATCTGAAGGTGGAATAGATCCAGAAGCCGGTACTGGTATGGGTGGTCCTGAAGGTGGATTTGGTGATCCAACTAGAGGCGTAGAACAGGAACCTGAATACCCACCTGAGCAGGGTGGAATGCCACCTGATGCGGATGAGCCCGAAAATAAGGGTAAGCCGGAATCACAAAACCTATAAATAGTAACAAGGAAATAAATATTATGGCTAAAACAACAAAGGACATGATAGGTTCTATCATTGACGGTGACCTTGCTCGGGCTAATAAAGAGTTTGACGAGATATTAGCAGCTAAACGTGCATCAGAATGGGAAGGGATTAAACAAGATTTCGCCCGTACAGCATTTGATGAAGTAACTCCAGAAGTTACACATGAGCCCGTAGATACTGGAATAACAGGAGAACCAGAGGAAGAAAAATGAAACTAATATCAGAACACATGGGTTTTGTTGAGTATATTACCGAAGATGATAAGACCGGTAAAAAGAATTATAAAATCCGCGGTGTCTTTATGCAAGCTGATATAAAAAACCGTAATAATCGGATGTATCCTGGGGAAATTTTAGAGAAAGAAGTAAAGAGATACAACAAAGAGTACATTCAACAGAATCGTGCTTTTGGTGAGTTAGGTCATCCTGATGGACCTACGGTGAATCTTGAAAGGGTGTCACATATGATTACAGACCTTTATCCAGATGGAAAGAATTTCATCGGTGAGGCTAAAATCCTAGACACTCCTTATGGCAAGATTGTAAAGAATCTCATAGATGAAGGTGCCAAGCTTGGTGTTTCATCTAGAGGTATGGGTTCATTAGAACCAAGACGAGATATGCACGTTGTCAAAGATGATTTTTATCTAGCAACTGCGGCCGATATTGTTGCAGATCCTTCTGCACCATCTGCTTTTGTAGAAGGTATTATGGAAGGAAAAGAATGGGTTTGGAATAATGGCGTAGTAAGAGAGGTTGATATTGCTGAATATCGTAAAGATTTGAGTAAAAAGACTAAAGACCGAGAAGAAAAACACATAAAAGTGTTTGAAAACTTCATGTCTAAACTCTGAAAATAATAAATAACTAATACAGTATAATAACAAATACAGGGAGTTATCCAACAATGACAGATATCAACACAGAGTTAGAAGCTATCGCCGCAGAAGAATTAGGTGACGAGCAACTGACCGAAGTAGCTGCAGACGAGCCCAAGAAAGGTGCTGCCGCCGCCATGCCGCCTGAGAAGGTGGAAGGTGAGCGTCAGGATATGGGTCCTGCCGTTGTTTCTCCTGATGCCAAATCTGATCCTGGTAAAGAAGCTTCAAAAAAGGCGAAGAAGTCTCCTGACTTGCCCGATAAGGGTAAGCCATCAGACGCTTCTCCGTCAGCTATGGGTGACGGAAGTGGTCCTATGAAATCAGGTGCTCGCGAAGAAGTAGAGTATGATGAGGACGCAGAAGTCGAAGCTATCGCTGAAGAAGAAGATACCCAAGATGAAATGGTAGAAGGGGAAACGATTGAAGATCGTGTTTCTGCTATGGATCTTTCTGATGATGTTAATGCTCTGACAGAAGGGGAAGACCTTTCGGAAGAGTTTAAAGAGAAAGCCGCAACAATTTTTGAAGCAGCTATCAAAGCTAAACTCCAAGCAGAGATTGAACATCTTGACGAAATATACCAAGCACAATTTGATAAGGAACTTGAAGAAGCTGAATCTGCAATCGCAGAGAAGGTAGATTCATACCTTTCATATGTAGTAGAAGAATGGATGAAGAAGAACGAAATCGCTCTAGAGCATAAGCTCAAGACAGAAATCGCTGAAAGCTTTATCAAAGGTCTCAAGACCCTCTTTGAAGAGCATAATGTTGCTATTCCCGATGAACAGTTTGACGTTCTAGACGCAGCCGCCGATCAGGTGAATGAACTAGAAGCTAAGTTGAATGAAACCATCGAAAGTAATATGGCTCTTTTACAGGAAGTTAATTCCTTAAAGAGAAATGAGATCCTTCTTGATGTTGCTTCTGATCTAGCAGATACAGAAGTAGAGAAGTTTGCTGAACTTGCGGTAACTGTTGATTACGAGAACGAGGAAGATTTTCGTCAGAAAGTCGATACGATCAAAGAATCATATTTTCCAAAAGAAAAATCAGCAACCAATAATGATACAGCCGAAGTAGATACGACAGAAGATGTGGACGTGTCCGACACAATGGCTGCTTATTTGTCTGCTATCACACGCACTGGAAAGCGCGCCGTGGCAGCACCCAAAGTTTAACACATAATAGGGAGAAAATAACAAATGTTTCAAACGGAACACCTACAGGAAAAGTGGCAGCCAGTACTTGAGCATCCTGAACTCCCAGAGATTAAAGATGCTTACCGTCGGGCCGTTACTACACTAATCCTGGAAAACCAAGAGCGAGCTATGAGAGAAGATGGCGAATTTCTCAAAGAAGCTGCTCCTACAAACGCAACCGGTGCGTCAGTTGCAAATTGGGATCCGATCCTAATTTCGCTAGTCCGTCGTGCCATGCCTTCACTTATCGCTTATGACGTATGTGGCGTTCAGCCAATGACAGGTCCTACAGGACTTATCTTTGCAATGAAAGCTCGTTATACCAATCAAGGTGGTGATGAGGCACTATTCAACGAAGCTGATACTGACTTTTCTGGTGACGGGACTCATGTGGGTTCTGATGTACTAAAAGTTATGTCTAATGCAAACTATCGTGCTGGCACGGCCATGACCACAGCAGCTGCTGAAGCTCTGGGCGATTCCGCCTCAAATGCTTTCGCAGAGATGGCATTCAGTATTGAGAAAGCAACCGTGACTGCAAAGTCCCGTGCTCTCAAAGCTGAATACACGATGGAACTTGCTCAGGACTTGAAAGCCATTCATGGTTTGGACGCAGAAACAGAACTTGCTAATATTCTAAGTTCTGAAATTCTT